CAGGCGATGCAGGATTAGATATGACCGCCATTGGACATAGAATAGATGCAGAAGATAATTATATCGAATATTTTACGGGGATAGCATTAGAAGTGCCGGAGGGGCATGTAGGTCTTTTATTTCCTAGATCATCTACATCTAAAACAGATTTAAGATTAGCCAATTGTGTTGGCGTTGTTGATTCTGGTTATCGAGGAGAAATATCTTTTAGGTATAAGTTTGATAAACATTCATTCTTTGCAAAACTTAAAAGATTTCAAGATGGAGATAGAGTCGGTCAATTAGTAATAATGCCATACCCGCAAATCGAAATGATGGAATCAGATGAATTAGCATCTTCTGAGAGAGGCGAAGGTGGATATGGATCAACAGGAAATTAATATGTTTGGAAATCAAGAACACACTTTATGGGTAGAAAAGTTCCGCCCAGCAACATTAGATGGATATGTCGGAAATGAACATATCATAGATAAAGTTAAATTATATATCGAATCCGGCGACGTCCCTCATTTATTGTTCTACGGCGGAGCAGGTACAGGTAAAACTACATTAGCAAAAATTATTGCCAATAATGTAGATGCAGATATAATGTACATAAATGCATCAGATGAGAATAATATCGATACCGTCCGGACCAAGATTAAGAGTTATGCTAGTACTGTTGGATTTAAGAAATGGAAGATTGTTATATTAGATGAGGCAGATTATATGACCCCGAATGGTCAAGCCGCATTAAGAAATCTAATGGAAACATTCTCTAGAACAACTAGATTTATATTGACATGTAATTATGTTGAAAAGATTATCGACCCTATACAATCTAGATGTCAAGTATTTGGAATAACTCCTCCTAATAAAAAGGAGGTTGCTAAGAGGATAGTAACAATACTAGATGATCTACAAGTGTCATATGATAATAAGGACCTTGTTACAATTATAAACGCCGGCTACCCTGATATAAGAAGGATATTAAACGGCTGTCAACGGCAGGTAATTGATGGAGTATTAAAAGTAGATGCGACTAGTGTTATACAAGCAAATTATATGACTAAGCTGACTGACATCTTATTAAAGGCAGATAAGAAAACTGCATTCAAAGAAATTAGGCAGTTGATCAATGATAGCAAAGTAAAAGATTTCTCAGCCTTACATAAATATCTGTTTGAGGAGATAGATACTTATGCGCAAGGACACATCGCCGGCATAATATTAATTTTAGCTGAATCGCAATATCAAGATTCATTTGCAGTAGATAAAGAGTTGCATATTATGTCGACCATTGTAAAAATGTTAAACGAATTAAAATAAAGGAAGATTGATGAAAAAAATGAGTAATAAAGGAAAGGTAGTGGGCATGCCTGGGCAGAAGCCACCACCAATTAATATCAAGCCTGGTGACCTTAAGGACATCACATGTGAGAGCTGCGAATGTAAATATTTCAGACAAGTGAATGCATTTAAGAGAGTATCAGCATTAATATCGCCAAGTGGCAAAGAACAAATTGTCCCAGTCCCAACATTTAGATGTGATGACTGTGGATTTTTAAATGAAGAATTTAGACCAATTGAAAGTAAATAAGTTATGGCAAAAAAATTAATATTTGGGCACGAAGCCCGCGTAGAGTTATTAAACGGTGTTGAGCAATTAACAAATGCTGTTAAATCAACATTGGGGCCGAAAGGCAGAACAGTGGTAATAGAAAAATCATTCGGAGGACCGTCTGTCACAAAAGATGGCGTAACCGTTGCTAAAGTAATTGAATTAGAAGACCCAATTCAAAACGCCGGAGCACAGATGGTTAAAGAAGCAGCGTCGAAAACAAATGACGAGGCTGGCGATGGAACATCTACAGCAACTGTGCTAGCACATGCGATTCTTAAAGAAGGATTTAAGAAAATTGCAAACGGAGCCAATCCAATTGAATTGAAACGAGGCATTGACAAAACAGTCACGGCCGTTGTACAATATCTTAAGGATGAGTCTAGACCGGTTAGCGGAAATGATGAAATTGCTCAAGTAGGGACTATATCATCTAATAATGATTCTTCTATAGGCGCAATGATTGCAGAGGCAATGGACAAAGTAGGACAAAATGGAGTAATTACCGTTGAAGAAGGCAAGACATCAGAGACCGAGTTAGATGTGGTAGAAGGTATGCGATTTGACAGAGGATTTGCATCTCCATATTTTGTAACTAATGCTGAGAAAATGACGGTAGAATTAGATAGCCCATTTATCTTATTATATGATAAGAAAATTTCTAATATGAAAGATATATTACCTTTATTAGAACAGTCTATGCAAATGGATAGGCCTATGTTAATTATTGCTGAAGATGTTGAGGGAGAGGCATTATCTACTTTGGTAGTTAATAAAGTTAGAGGTTCATTGAAAGTTGCAACAGTAAAGGCACCTGGGTTCGGCGCTAAACGAATTGAGCACTTAGAAGATTTGGCCGTATTAATTGGAGCAACTGTTATTAATGATAAGGTAGGATTGTCATTAGAAGATGCAACATTAGAACATCTAGGAACTGCAGAAAAGGTTACAATTACAAAGGACCATACTACAATTGTTAATGGATTTGGTGAATCGGAGTTAGTACAAGAACGTATTAATAATATCGCATCCCAGATGGAATCTACAGATTCAGAGTATGAAAAAGAAAAGTTACAAGAAAGATTAGCCAAATTATCAGGAGGGGTTGCAGTAATTAGAATAGGCGCCGCATCTGAAATTGAGATGAAAGAAAAGAAAGATAGATTAGATGATGCACTTAATGCAACTAAAGCAGCTGTAGAAGAAGGAATTATAGCTGGAGGAGGTACTATATTAAGAGGATATCAACATTTTGAAGATGATATATATGAAAACGAAGATCAAATATTGGGAAGAGATATTGTGGTTAAAGCTTGTAAAGCTCCATTCAACGCGATTCTGGAAAATGCTGGACTCAATGCTGAGGTGGTATGGAATAAGATAGTAACTATCGGAGATGGTACAAGATCTGGATATGATGTCCGGACAGAGACAATCTTAGAAGATATGGTCGATGCAGGAATTGTCGACCCAGTTAAGGTAACGAGGATCGCTCTTGAAAAAGCAGCATCAGTCGCCGGTACAATGTTAACTACAGAATGTGTAATTACAGATATTCCAAAAGAAGAACCTGCGCCGCCACAAATGCCAATGATGTAATATGAAGAAGACAGCTACAATATTTGATCATTTAGGTAATATAACATGGAAGAAGACTCCTTGGGAAACGTTAGATGAGGCGTCCCAAAAGTCTTTCTCTCCATATTTGATAAATAGATGGTTATCAATGAACCCTGATTATATAGAGATAGTAGATATGTTTCAACAATATACAATAGGTCCGTTGAGTAAGAAACATGTATATCAATTATATTTTGATTTCTTGCCAAAACAGAAAACCTTTAACAAGTATATAAAAGGGAAGAAGGCTGGCAAGTATAATAAAGACCTTGTTAAATTTATAGCAGGTCATTATGAAGTAGCCAAATCTGAAGCAGAAGAATATATCGGACTCTTAGATAAGGGCGAGATCATTTCTATGTTAAAGAAGTATGGCAAGACAGAAAAAGAAGCAAAATCATTATTAAAAAAATAGTTATATGAGAACAATTAAAGACAGGCCAAGAGTAGATTTTATAGAAAAGACATCAACTGGTAATGAAGCTGTAGATTACTGTGAGGCTAACTACCCAGAAACATGTAAAATGTTTAAAGAGATTATGGCAGACCAGTATATCCTGTTCTGTAAGAAACAAAAGAATTATGGCCCAAGCAATATATCAGTCGGTACTAATTTAACAACTTCAGAAGATGTAAAATTGTCATTGACTGGCTTATGGTTTAGAGTGAATGACAAAGTTCAACGACTAAAGCAGTTAATTATATTAGGCCATAACGATGAAGTGGGAGAATCTGAAATAGACACATTCCAAGACCTATCAGTATATGGCATAATTGCTCAATTAGTTTCTAGGAAAGTTTGGGGCAAATAATTAGGACGTACGGATAATATTCCTTATATTTATATATGAATAAATTTTTAAAGTATAGTATTAGAGAGCCGTTGCCAGACGAACGAAAGATCTCCTATTCTCAATTTTCTATGTATTCTAGCTGCCCAAAGCATTGGGAGTTGGCATATGCAAAGGGATTGAGGACATTTAGCCAATCAATTCATACCATATTTGGTACAGCCTTCCATGAAACATTGCAAAATTATTTAACAGTGATGTTTAATGAATCTGTTAAAAAGGCAGATGAAATTGACATTAATAAGTATCTTAAAGATCAGATGTTTACATTGTATAAAGAGGCTGTTGATAAGATGGGGAACCATTTTTCCAACAAATTTGAACTAGGAGAGTTTTATGAGGACGGCGTTGCAATACTTGATTGGTTCAAGAAAAAGCGTGGTCAATACTTTTCTAGTAGAAATGAAGAATTAATTGGCATAGAGGTTCCAATTTATCATCCAGTTAATGAAACGAATGATAAAGTAATGATGTTAGGTTACTTAGATATTGTTATTAGAGATAAACGCAATAATAAAATAACAATCATTGATATTAAAACTAGTACAATGGGCTGGAATAAATATCAAAAGGCTGATAAGACAAAGACATCTCAGTTGGTATTATATAAAAAATACTTTGCAGAACAATATGGATATGATGTAGAAAATATCGATGTTAAGTATATGATTGTTAAACGTAAGTTAATTGAAGGAGCAATGTTTCCACAAAAACGTATAACAGATTTTGCACCTGCCAGCGGTAAGCCAACCAGAAATAAATTAGCAACGGAGATTAAAGGCTTTGTTGATTCCGCATTTCATAAAGATGGTACATTTAATTTAGATAGGAAGTATCCGGCAATTGCAGGTAAGAATAATAAGCATTGCAAATGGTGTGAATTTAGAGACAAGCCAGACCTGTGTCCTAGAATGGATAGAATTAAAGTATGAAAGTAGCAATAATAGGTAGTAGGGGATATGAGAACATACGTAAGATTAAAGATACGCTATTCCAATTAAAGCAGAAATTTGGAGATGAACTTATCATTATATCAGGAGGCGCTAAGAATGGCGCGGACTTGTATGCAAGGAAGTATGCTCTAGAGTTTGGAATTAGGTATAGAGAATTCAACCCGGCACATACAATTAAAAATTTACACTCAGCTATGTCCAAACCATATTATGAAAAGCCATACCATGTATCCCAATTCCATCATAGGAATATGTTAATAGCTAGAGATTGTGATGTCATGATGGCATTTATAGCAAATGGAGTGTCTGCAGATGGGTCAATGAGTGCAGTAAAACAAGCAAAGAAATTAAATAAACCAGTAACAATAGTAACATGATAGAAGTTTTAGGGTGGACAAGTACAGTATTAGTATTGATAGGATTTATACTAAATGCTAGAAGCAATTTTACATGGGCAATGGTCACATGGATAGTAGGAGATATTGGATGGATTACATATGATTTTTTCATAGACAATTTTAGTCATTTGGTATTGAGTTTGATAATCATTTCCATAAATATTTATGGGATAATTAATCAAAAAAAGAAGGCATTACAGGGTGTTTAATCATGCAAAAGCATATTTATATTAAAGTTATAAGGGGTTTTTATGAATCAAATTAAGTTACCAAAGTTAAGGAAAATCGATCCTAACAAGCAGAAAAAGAAGAAAATTCTATTATTATCAGACGACCTACGAATGCATTCGGGTATTGGCACAATGTCGAAAGAATTTGTCATAGGAACAGTGGATAAGTATGATTGGGTTCAGTTAGGAGCGGCCATTAAACATCCAGACCATGGAAAGGTTATTGATATTAGTCAAGATGTCATAAAGGAAACTGGTGTAGAAGATGCATCTGTTAAAATATATCCGTTTAATGGATATGGCAATGCACAGGTATTGCAAGAAATTATGAACATTGAAAAGCCAGATTTAATCATACATTTTACAGACCCAAGATTTTGGCAATGGCTATATCAAAT